TACGCCCACGGAACGATAGGTAGAAGATTGAAATCAGAAAAATTTCCTGAATGGCGACTTGCTACTCCCCAAGAAATTCAGCACGCATTAGATAATGGCTTATTCATACGCTCCTAAAGCTTTGCCGCAATATGGTGCTCATCCGGAATATGACGAGTATCATGATATTTTTGTAAAATGTAGGGATTGTTATCTAGGGGAAGATCGAATCAAGGACCAAGGCGAAAATTATTTACCAGCGCTACCAGACCAAACTGGGTCTTCTTACGATGTATATAAAACTAGAGCAACATTTTTAAATTCCTTTAATAGAACCATCACTGGTTTGGTTGGATCTGTCATGAGACGTCCTTCCATCGTCAACGTTCCTGAATCGATGGAAGATCTGATGGAAGATGTTAATCTGGGAGGTTATGATATTCAGACATTTATCTCTCATTTGTTGCGTGAAACCTTAATTACTGGTAGAGCAGGCATTTTAGTGGATAGAGAAGAAAATGGACGGCCGTACTTTTCTATTTATAGCGCTGAGTCTATTATTGATTGGGACGTATCTAGGAACAATGTTCCTGCTAAAATTTCTTTAATGGAAGAAAAAGGCAGGGATAAAAAACCTCAAGTAAGGGAATTATTAATTGAAGATGGTCGTTATTTAGTAAAAATATTAGAAGATGGTGAAGAAGAAGATGAAATAGTAGTTTCCCAAGAAATTGAACCACAGAAAAGAGGGACTACACTTGATTTCATCCCGTTTACTCTAATAAACTCAGATAATCCTGGGTGGTCTGTTTGTCATCCCCCTTTGTTGGATTTGGCAAATGTTTGCTTGTCTCACTATAGGACCTCTGCGGATCTTGAGGCTGGCCGTCATTACGTTTCTATTCCTACACCATATATCATAGGGGTAGACCCAGAAGAGTTTGATACAGGCATTGCTATAGGCCCTACGTCGGCCATTATTGTACCTAATGAACAAGCTAAAATCGGATTTTTAGAATTTGCAGGTGTTGGTTTAAAATCTCTTGAACAAGCACTTACTCAAAAAGAACATCAGATGAGTGTTCTGGGAGCACGAGTTCTTGAAAGAGTAAGGACAGGTGTTGAATCTGCAGAAGCAGCAAGGATCCATCAGGCATCAGAATTAAGCATATTATCTTCTTTGGTCACAGAAGTGGAAAAAGGAGTTACAAAGGCTTTAAAACATATGGCTGAATGGGAAAACCAGAATTCTGATGATGTTTCAGTTAAAATCAATCGGGATTTTGTTGACGCTAAGCTTAACGCAAGAGATTTACAAGCACTTGTAGATGCGTATCTTAAAGGGGCAGTATCTTTAGATACGCTAGTTTACAACTTCAAAGCTGGTGAAATCCTGGAGGATAGCACTTCAGTTGATGAAGAAATTTCTAGAATAAAACCTAATGAACGGGGCTCAGATGTCAGAAGAACAGACAACCTTGACGGAGAATTCTGAACAGGAACCTTCAGTAGAAGCTACTCCTGATATAGAAGAACTTGTTAGAAAACAAGTTGAAGAACAAGTTGCTGGGTTAAAAGCAACTAATCAATCACTTAAAGAGGAAAAGAAAAAGTTTCAAGAAAGAGCTAAACTGATAGATCAGTTTGGTGGTGAAGATGAATTGAAGACTCTTCTTGAAATGAAAACAAGGATTGAGGAAGATGAAGAATCCAAGTTATTCCTCAGTGGTGAACGCGAGAAATATAACGAAAGGATCATTGGTAGGGTTCGGGAAGATTCTGATGCAAAAGTAAGCGCCCTTCAAGGAGCTTTGGAAGCAGCAGAAGCAGAAAAATCTAAATGGGCAAACCGTTATCATTCTCAACAAGTCTCTTTGGCTATTAGTCAAGCAGCAGAAATGTCTGGGGTAAATCCTAGGCTCAGGAAAGCTGTAGAAGGTCAAATAAAAGATCAAATCTTTTTTGATACTGAAAGGGATGATGTTTTTATTAAAGATCAAACAGATCCATCTTCCATAAGATACGGTAAAGATGGTAAACCCATGGTAGTTTCTGAACTTATAGAAATGTTAAGGGAAGAGCAACCTGAGTTATTTTTACAATCAACAGGCGCCAATGCTGCTGGTTCAAATTCTGGGTTGACGGGTAGGATACCTAGAGATAAGATAGGTAGTATGTCTGTGGCTGAATACGCAAAAGCGCGTAAAGAAGGCCGCCTATAATCACAGAAGTGATCCCCCAGTACTCCTCAGGAGAGGGTCTGGCTTTTTAACTAACGCCACTTTTCCATAAGGAGTTTCAATGGCAAATACTATTCTTACTAGTGATATTTTAGCTCGAGAGGCTTTGTTGATTCTCGAGAATAACCTTGTTATGGGCAATCTTGTAGATCGCCGATATGAAGGTGAGTTTTCTTCTGGTCGCCAAGGCGATGCTATCCGTATTCGCAGACCTGCAAGTTTTAGCGTGAATGAGTTCACCAATAATGGTAGTAACACTGTAAATACTCAAAATGCAACTGAGTTTTCCACCACGTTGACTTTGGAGAAATTTTTTGACGTTTCTTTTCAAGTAACTGCAAAGGAAATGGCATTGAGTATTGATGATTTTTCAGCTAATTTGATGCAACCTGCAATGGCTGCCATGGCTCAAGAGCTTGATGCTTACATTTTAAGCAAGCACGTTGAAATTGGTGGTAATGCTGAAAAAGCAGCAGCAGGAACCCAAATTGCTACTTTAGCTGACGTTGCAAAAGTTGTTCAGCGATTAAACGAGCAAAAAGCCCCCATGAGTGGACGATCTTTGGTTGTATCTCCAAAGGTTATGACTGCACTTTTTGGAATTAGCGAATTTGCCCAAGCTCAACAAAGAGGTGACGGTGGGACAGCTTTGAGAGAAGCTTCCTTAGGTAGATTCATGGGATTAGATATCTATATGGATCAAAACGTCACAACTCACACTGCTGGAACCATGCGTTCTGATAGTGATAGGGCTGCTTTGGCAATTCATTCTGATAGTAATGGTACTACAAAAGGAAATAATACTATCAAAATTGATGATGCTAATGCTTCTGCAAGCACAATGGTTGTAGGTGACGTGATCAGAATTACTCATTCTGGTGCAGGAAAAACCCATGATTATTCCATTGTTGCTACAGGTGCAACTGTTTCTTATAGCGGTTTTGATTCAGGAGCAACTGTAACGATCAGTCCTCCTCTTTATGAAGATGTTGCTACCAATGACGTTGTAGAGTTCGTCATGACAGCTACCGGTTTAGAGCAAAGCATTGCTTTTAATAGTAATGCAATTGCAATGGCTATGGTGCCTCTCGATGAGCCAATGGGTCCTGGAACAGACTCTTCAGTCGTGAGCCATAATGGATACTCCATGAGAGCTTCCATCACTTACAACCACGCTAAGAAGATTGACGAGGTTTCACTTGATGTTCTTTGTGGTGCAAAGGTAGTTCAACCTGAAATGGCTGTTAGATTACCAACTTCTGCAGCTTAATTTTAATAACCCAGCTCTTAATTGAGCTGGGTATCCTTGAAAGGTGAAATGGAAGTTTTAAAAATGGTCCGCCCTTCGGACGGTAAAGAAAAAAATGTAATTCATGAAGAGCAAATCGCTAAACTTCGTGAAGTAGGATACATTTTAGAAGGTGAAGAAGCCCCAAAACCAAAAGCAAGCCCAAAAAAATCAGCTAAGTAATGGCCGTTTCTACCCTTGATGCTACGGCAAAGGGTGCGTCTGCGAACTCTTTTGCCACTCGAGATGCTGCAAATCAGTATTTTGAAGATCGACCTGGCAGTTCTAGTTGGTCATCAGCTAGTAATGATCAAAAAGATCAAGCACTATTGTTTGCTACAAAGCTGTTAAATAAAAATTATAGGTTTAAAGGGGAAAAAACCACTACAACTCAATCGCTTGCTTGGCCCAGGAAATACGTCCCAGATCCTGATCCAGATATTGTTTATACTGCTGAAAACGTCCGGTTACGAGACGTTTATATGGACGACGACGTTATTCCTGATAGGGTTAAATTTGCAACTTATGAACAAGCTTTAGCATTAATTAAGGACTCTTCAAGAGTTGAAGATCCTGGATTGCAACAGTTTGATAGTTTAAGAATTGAAGGTGTTGTTACTATGCAAGTCAATAGCAACAAGCTACCTAGGCAAATAGCCCGTGCAGCAAGAGAATTTATACAACCTTTCCTTAGGTTTGAAGGTAGACCTTTCATTATCAGGACATGAGCGTTACAGCTACAGTCTCTTCAATCATTGATAAGTTATACGATGGGACGTTACAACCTGTCACTGTAACTAAATCAGCTACATATAAGTCTAGGGCAACTGGTAGCTACAATGTATCTACAGGAGCTCGTACTGCTACAGAAACATCCACGTCTATCAATGTCATAGACCGTGGGACAGTTTCATACGTAGAAAATGGTGTAGAAAAACAATCTGCTGTGTATTTAGCAAAACCGATCTCAGGCGTTACGTTTACCGATACAGGTAATGATACTCTCACTGTCGACTCTCTTGAACGACTTGTGGTCGGGGTCAAGCCTATATCATTGGGATCTACTGACTTATTGTACGAACTCCGTGTCGGGGCCTTACCCGTCGGTAGTAAAAGAAAGGTTAAAACAACTTAATGGCTCAGCGAGGTCAGGCTACATCTTTAAGGATAACCGATGGTTCAGGGAAACCATTCGCCCGGTGGACTGAAGTTGTTAAAAGGTTTGAAGGAGAAACTCAAAAGAAATATATGGCTAAGTCAAGAGCCATTGATAGGGATCTTTTAGGTTTTTTGATTGGTGACTATGAAGGTGAGTATGGAACTCCTGTCAGGACTGGTCGAGCTTTCAGCAGTTGGAGGCTTAATTTAGATAGACCAGTTTATTTTGACAGAGGCAAAGAATTTGGTGGAACTAAAAAACAGCATTTTGATTTTGAAAGATCATTGCTGAAGTATAAAACAAAGTTATCTGATAAAGTTTATATTACTAATGGAGCTCCTTATATTGAAAAACTTGAGTTTGGAGCATCACAGCAAAATAAATACTTTATCCAAAAAGCTATTGATCGCGTTCAAGCAAAACATAAGTGACTATTGAAAGTGAACTTTATCAGCATCTTGAATCAAACTTTTCAGGGCCGACATTTGCTTGGATTTCTGAAAACGTCAATTTCAGGGCTGCACCAAGTACGTACTATATTGCTCCTGTTGTTGAATTGATTTCAAGTGAAGTGTTGGAAGTCCCTTATGAATCATCAGATGTGCGAAGAAACTATCGTTTTGGGTTAAACATTTTAGCACCATATGACCAAGGAACTTCAACAACAAGAACTTACATTACATCTTTGACAAATCTTTATAGTAAAAAAGATATTGCAACATCAAACTATAAATATTATTTTGAGGTACTAGAGTCTCGTTCTGGTTTTACTTCTACTGTATCACCAGAACATTTTGAGACACCAGTTTATGTGGACTTTCGGGTCTATTCGGCCTGAATAAAAGGGGCATTTTTTTAATTTCCAATAAGGAGAACGGCAATGTCAAATATGCCTACCAATTTTACTCGGTATCGGTCTACCGACGTCTATATCAAGAATGAGACGACGCCGTTTTCCGGTTCCGATTCAGGTCCCACTGCTCCAGCGGCAGGGGATTTTTTCTTTGTGTCAGAAGTTCCTGCAATGTCGCAGGCCGGCAACTACACAGATTTTTCTGAAGTTGGATCAGAATTGATCACAACCCGGAAGGTCTTAAACTATATGGAGTACACAGCATATGATCTTAGCTTTTACGCTAAGCCTGATAATGCTGCTGGTCAAGCTCCTGCTGAAGATAAACTTCTTGAAAGCTTTTTTGGTACTAAAAGCACTTCAAGCGGAGCTTCAGTAACTTACACTTTTTCGAATACCATTCAGACCCATTCAATCTGGGCTCTTCAAAAAGGTTCTTCCGGGAAAGACGCAAGACAAACTTATTGTGCTGCTGGTTCCATCCCAACATCTTTTTCTTTATCTTTAGCAAAAGATGGACCTGTAACTTACAGCATGGGTTTCCAGTCACCCCGGATTTTTTATAGTGGAACAGGTGAAGTTGCTTCATCCAGTTTTTCTAGTCCCACTTTGACTACTGTCATTGATGCTCCTGTTGCTTATAATGGAGCTACAATCAACGCGTCTAATTCATTCTTCCCAAATCAGTTAGTTGGGTTTTACAATGGAACTACAGGTGCTTTGATCAATGATAACTCAGGAGCTGGTTTTGCTGTCGCTACTTCTAGCGCAACAAACGGAAATATTACAATGGCTCCTGGTAGTGATATTAGTGGAACAGTTGTGGATGGGGTTTTAATCCAGCCTTTCCTCCCAGCTATGGCTGCTGCAGTTCCTTTGATGAATGATGGATCAACATCATTTGCAGTTCTTGATCAAACAGATGTATCATTCTTCTTGGGAGCTCAAGACGTAGCTTCAGGATCATTGATTGCAGATGCTTACAAACTCAATGCCACTAATTTGTCCATGGAGTTTGATAGAGGCATCACTACACCGGCTTTGACTGAAATGTCAGGAACAGCTTTTGCTGATGCAAAATATGTTTTGAATGAGCTTGCTATTTCAGGAACAGCAACTATTCTTTGTCGACCTTCTGAGATTCCTAAAATTGAGTCTCTTCGAAGAGAACCTAGAAAAGCTGTTGCTATTAGAATCAAAAATGCTAATGCAAACATTGATTTCTATGCTCCTGCAGCTCATTTTGAAATTCCGGCAATTAGTGAAGCTGAAGGTGTTTGTCAGTTAGAAATGTCTTTCACAGTTGTAAAAGGCACAAACACGACTGATGCAAATAAATTCAAGCTCATTTATTCATAAGGAGATTCATGAGTGCTTATGAAATTGATTATAGCTCTGGTGTTACTTTAGAAATAGGTGAAGAAGCAGGGAAAGTATCATCAATTGTCTTTTCTGGAGATGATTATGATCAGATTCAACCTGGGATCAACATTCATGTAGGAATGAAGGTCTCAGGGGTTGTTCCTGCTTTACAAGCCTTTGGATGGAATTTCAGGGAAAAATCAGCTCCCGTTTCATCTAGCTCTAAAAAAGCCAGCGACAAGTGACGGCATGGGTCGGCCCAGAGGGTATGCCCCGATCCCTCTGCCGTCTCTCTTTTGAGAAAATTTCGGGGCGATTCTTTAATCGGGGTTTTTTATGTCTTTTGATTTAGAGTCCATTGAGGATCAATTTAGGATCCCTCATCCTGACGCAGTTAGTAATGAAAATCTAGCTGATGTTTTCTTTGTAACTCGCCCTCTTACTCGCCGTGAAAATCTTAAGCTTTATAATGCTAATAAGAAAAAAAGCGGTGATGTTGGCGAAGGTTTTATTGATGAGCTTTTTCAAAAAATATTGATTAGCTGGGAAGGTATCACTCGTGATGGGAAACCTGTTGAGTGTACCCAAGCAGAGAAACAATCGATGTGTCGGAAGCCTGGTATGTCAGCTTTGATTGATTACATCGTTGAAGAAACTCAAAGACAAAGCCGAGATCAGTTAGGAATCGAGGAAAAAAACTAACTCAGTGGCTCGACATACTTTGCGCTCGAGCCACATGGTTAGGTGATAGCGAAGAACACCAGATCTTTGCTACGGACAAATTCAACCCAGACCACTGCTGCGAATCAGGAGTAGGGGTCTGGGAATCTTACAAGCAGGAGCCCCCGTGCGAGATTTGTCCGATGCGTGACTTTCAATTTACCCCCCAAAATCAAGTAGCTTTTGAACGTTGGTCTCAGTTAGACCTAACTGGAAGAAGACGTGGGTTCGGTCAAGAATTCTTGAATGAGTCTTCAATTGACGCTAATCTTCGTAGGTATGGTGATAATCAACCAGCCATCTATGAAAAAGTATTGAAGATTGAAAAAGAAGTTTTTGAATATCGGGCTGAAAAAGAAAAGAATAAACAAACCGCTGAAGATAATCGACGCCGGGTTCAGCAGCGATCGTCAAGACCAGCACGTAAGAAATGATCGCAAATTTCAAAAAATGAAATATAAAAACATTAATTGCTCTTTTATTTACCCTATTTTGTCAGTTGATAGGGTGGTCGACGGTGACACTATTGATGCGACGTTTGATCTGGGATTTGATATTTGCTTCAAAACTAGAATTAGGCTTCTTGGGATTGATACTCCAGAATCCAGGACAAGAGACAAAGAAGAAAAAATGTACGGACTTTTGTCTAAAAAGAAGTTAAAAGAATGGGTTAAGAAAGAAAAAAAGAAAAAGATTGAATGTCGTTGTGAAGAAAGAGATTCACGTGGAAAATTTGGTAGAGTGCTGGGGGAGATATGGGTTTTTGATCCTAGCAAAGAAATGTGGATCAACGTTAATGAAGCTCTTTGCGAAGAAGGGTATGCTGTGCCTTATTGGGGTCAGAATAAAAACGATATTCGTGAAGCTCATTTAAATAATAGAACCAAATTGAAAAAGTCAGTATTCGAAGAATCTGTTTATGGCTGAACTAGCTCAATTAACTATTACGGTAGATAGCGCTGCAGCTACTAGGAACATCCAAAAGCTAGTAAAGTCTCTCCAAACAGCGACCAAACCAATCCAACAAGTTCAAAAGCAACTTAGTACCCTTGATAAAACTGTAAAAGTTATGCAGGGGGGTTTTAAAGGTTTTGGTAGTATATTAAAAGGTCTTATCAAACTTATAGGGGGCGGTCTCTTCAAAGTTTTATCTGGCGTTGGAAAAATTGCTGGAGGATTAGTCACAGGTGCTTTTAAAGTACTTGGATCTGTTCTTGGGGTTGTAGGGAATTTATTTAAAGGTTTGTTTAGTGGTGTAAAGTTTCTCGCATCAGGTCTTGTAGGAGCAACAAAGGAAGTATTTAAATTTGGTTTAGGTCTAAAAGCTTTAATCTTAGGAGTTGTTTTAAATCAAGTTCAACAGTTGGTAGATGCTTTTCAACAAATAACAAATAGATTAAGATTAGCTGTTGACGCTCAAAAAGACTTTAATAAAGTTTTTGCTCGCGCTTACACGATTTCCAAACAAACCAGGACTGGCCTATACGAAGTTGCAGATTTATATACTAGAATTGCAATGGTGACTAGGAAGCTAGGGGTTAGTCAAGCCCAATTGGCTAGGGTCACACAATTAGTGTCAAAGTCAGTTGCTATTTCAGGAGCCAGTGCTACCACGGCTAGAGGTGCTTTGATCCAGTTGGGTCAGGCATTTTCCATTGGTGTCTTGCGTGGTGATGAATTTAGATCTGTGCAAGAAGCTTTGCCCGGGTTATTAGATCAAGTAGCTAGACGATTAAAGGTCACACGTGGAGAACTACGTGAAATGGCTTACCAAGGTAAAGTTACATCTGAAGTTTTGCTTAGAACTATATTGGAAAGTGGAAAAGCTTTAGATGATCAGTTCAAAAATATTAAACCTACCTTAGAGCAATCTTTTACTATCGTTAGAAATGCTGTAGTTGTTTTCACAGGTCGAGTAACAAAAGCTCTTCAAGCAAATGATAAATTATTTAGGACTATTACTAAAATTGCTGACTTCTTGGATAATGTTACGGATTCCACAATTCAAGGAATTGCTATAGCAATAGAAAGTATATTTGGTAGAATAGGTGAGTTTTTTAAAGCTCTTTTATTAGATATGACAGATGTTTCAAAAAAAATAAAAGAAATTGCTGTCAATATGTTTCCCAAAAGAGGTTTAGAAGCTTTATCAGTTTTTGAACTAGGTGTCATAGGAATTCATCGAGCCATTATGACAGCTATAAATGGTCTAGATGCTTTTCGTAAAGGTGTCCCAATTGTTTTAAAACTTGCATCAGCTATAGCATTAGGTATTTTTGATCAAATATCTAATCTTATGACTGTCACTAGTTCTTATATATCAGGAGTGGGGGACAATCTACTAGCTTTAAGTGGCCTCATTGGAAAAACATTTTCTGACGTTATTAAAATTTTAAAAGAAGAAGTAAACAGTTTAATTGATAGCGTAAACGGGATTATAGCTAGTATGGATCCTGTCAGACAATTTTTGATAATGCAGAAAAAAGGAGAAATTGCAGGAGCAAAAAAAGGTCCTTTTGGCGTTATTGATATGTCCGAAGAAAACGCTGATTTAATAAAAAAATTAAATAAAGAATTGGCAGAACTAGAAAAAGTTCCAGGTTATCTTCAAAAGATTGGTGATTCAGGTGGGGAGGCTTTTACAGCGTTGAGTGATAAAATCAGTAAACTTGGGGGTTCTTTATCAAAATTATTTAAAGTTGAGTTTGCTGAAGGGTCTGATGCAGATAAAGCTTTAAAGGCTGTTAAAAACGAGTTTAATGCAATAGTAGCTTTACAGCAGGAATCTTCAAAACAATTTTCTGAAATAGGGAAAAATTTTAATGTAGCTCAATCTAAACTTGATCCTCAAACTTCAAAATTAATTGAAGCATTTGGCAAAGAAGGAAAACCTGTAGCTACAGAAGGTGTAGGTGAAGCAGGAGCTTTCACAGGAAAAACTTTTTGGGAACAGTTTGTAGGTTCATTTGATGCTGCTTTCGAAAAAAAAGGTGGGGCAGAATTGGTGGCAAATAAGTTCGCTGGTAGTTTTGTAGGTACCTTGGGCGAAGTTTTAGCAACCAAAGGGACAGGTCTTTTTGGGCTAGGAGGTTTTAGTAAAGAAGAAGCTGCCGAACAGCAACAGCGTTTAACAGGCATGATGATGTACGGCGATCAAGATAAACTTTCCGCTGGGCAACAGATTGCTGCTAAAGATGGGGGTGTTGCTGACATAGTTGCTAGCGTCATAGAAGGCTTCGGAACAGGTGACATTATTAAAATGCTTGTCGAAATCGTGATGAAGCTTGATGTAGTTAAAAAAGTTCTTGAACTTTCCATGGCTGCTATTCTTGAACCGCTAAATGCCATAACATCTTTTTTAATGCCTATACTTAATGAACTGGGGGGCATGATTAAAGCTGTTTCTGAAGGCATCATGGGGTTGGTCAAGCCTCTTATATCAATGCTAAGACCCTTCCAAGGTATCATTAGATT